ATGGTTAAAACAAGAATGTCTGATGAAACAACTGGGGATAAATGGGATACTCAGGGTGCCTTAATAAATATTAAAAGTGGTCAATATGGACGGACATATAAAGTAAACATAAATGGATCTACTGTGGCTTCTTTTACTACTCCTGATGGCTCAGATAAATCCCATACAACTCAAATTGCTACAGATTATATAGTCAGCCAGTTGGCAACACAGGTAAGTGCTAAGGGTTACGGGATACAGCAAGGTTCAAGTTGGTTATACCTTTATAAAAGTAGTACGGGGAGCGTTACTAATACTATACAACATGTTACAGTAAATTCTGTTGCAGAACAGGTTGACCGTTTTCGTGGTATAAAAGCACTATATCGTGAGGTAAACGGAACTAATATCGCAGTGAGCGGTACGACTATTACAGTTTATGTACATAACCTAAAAGGGTTGGGTGTTGTTATTGGAAACAATAATCAAAACCTCAAAAATGAAATTGAGGGCTGTCGTAACCGTTGGTGGAAAGTTACGGAAAGAATTGTAGAGGATACGGAGAACTATACAGATATTGATTACATTTTAGAATGGGGAACGATTTCAGAGGAAGTAACTGTGACCTCGAATGTAAATGCAATAGAAACAGTTGATGTTTACGACGGATATAATAATCAAGCCGCTTTTGGTATTCTTAAATCAGTCCAAAAATTCTCTATGTTACCAGCTAGTGCTCCTGATGGTTTTATTGTAAAAGTTGCAGGTGAAGCAGGAAGTACAACTGATGACTACTATATCAGATATGATGATACAGAAAAAATATGGAAAGAATGTGCTAGACCCGGTATTTTAAGCGGATATGAATTAACCTCTATGCCCCATATTTTAGTCCGTAACAGTGATGGAACATTCACAATGAAGAAAGCTGAGTGGTCAAAAAGAGAGATAGGGGACGATGACTCAAACCCACAACCGTCTTTCATTGACCAGCATATAAACGATATTTTCTTTTATCGTAATCGTTTAGGCGTTATTGCAGGTGAAAACGTAATATTAACTCGTAGTGCGGACTTTTTCAATTTTTGGATGACATCTGCCTTAGAAGTACAGGACACAGACCCCATTGATCTAGCGGTAAGCGACAATAAAATAGCTACACTTTTACACGCCGTTCCTTATGATGAAACTCTTGGCAACGTATTTTTTGGTGAAAAATGTGATTCCAGAAAAATAAAACCATGATATATAGTGTGTATGATTAAATTACACTATATATCATGGTTTTTTTTTTTTGATAATAATGGCTTGATTATATGGTTGTGTGATAACGATGTTTTCTTCTGCTGAATTAATCAGGAGCACAACGTTCTCAGACCAATAAAGAAGCTCATATAGCTGTAGAATTTATCTTTCACTAAAAATTAATCAGCCTTACTAACAACTGAACCATAATGGTCACGCTGTATGCCAGAATTAACACGTACTCTTTCTACCTTGTCAAGAGCATTAGGATTACCATTAATTAAATCAACACGGATTCTTCCTAATTCAGGCTCAAACTCATTCAAAATTTTGCTTTCTAGCGGCGCTCCGCTTTGCATTGCTCTATACAATATAGCAGCAAATTCATAACGAGTCATCATACGATCTCCACAAAAATTCCCATCAGGATAACCTTCTATAACTCCTTGAGCTGCTAATTTATATATATATTCATAAGCCCAATGGTTTTCTGGAACATCAGGGAAAAGTCTAAAATTATCTGTGCCATCATCTACTGCAGCCATCTTATTGACTAGAGAGGTCAACTGCATAACTTGACTACGCAATTCCACTATTTCTTTTGCCATAGCAACCTTGGAATTATTAACATTGCTTGTATTATCCAAAGCAAAAGAAATACCCAAATTCACCATATTTTCGCCATTACCAATGGTTCCACCCATACTAATGATAGTTTTTTCATCTGGATGATAGAAGGCACCTAAAGCGGCCGCTGTTTCGCCTTTGTAATTGCCTACACCTGCAGAGAAAGTAAGTTTTTCATCAGGATCAAAACCTAACGGATGAAGAGCTGCCAGTGCTGCAGCACCGGCAGCTACCTTGTCAATACGACCATCAAGTTTATTTACACGTCCATTAATATTATCAATATCTTGAGTGATGTTTTCAATTTTTTGATTAGTAGCATGCAGTTGGCTACCATTTACTGCATCTGTAGAATCAGCAGATATTTTTCCGTCAGCAACGCCGCTGATTTTTCCATCTTCATTGATTTCAACATTACCTACAACAATTTTATCATTTACCTGGATCCTATCAATATTCTGTAAATCTTTGCCAAGCTGTACATGTAGTTTGCCATCTTTTCCAGCAACTACGCCAATATTATTTTCTGTCAGCTTACTAGAATCAGTAATTCCACCTACGATATCAAGCTGACTGCCAGAACCAATCTGTCCATTGGGTGCATCCTGATTTTCAGAAGGGCTGATGGGGGTGCCAATATCTCCACCAAAATCTAAATCGCTAGAAATTGTATATTTATCACCATTTTTTTCTATTTTGATACCGTTACCGGCTTCTATAGTGATGTTACCACCAGATTGATGGATTTCATCACGTACGCTATCAATAGCAGATTGTAACTGACCTACGTTTACAGCATCTGTAGCAGATGTACCTGCTGCTACTCCTGTAATCTGTCTGGTAACATCACCTCCACCTACAGCAATAGCATTTGCTGTAGCAAACCAAGCCTTACCAGTATTATTGCCTATAAAAGCAGCATCTAGATCCTCTTGTTTTAGGTTTTGGTAATATTCTTTTGCATCACGGTCAGCTACAGAACCATATCCCAAAGCAACAGTTTCTGCAACCTTTACAGTACCACCGATGGCTACAGAATAATCAGCACCTTTTTCGGTAACACCTTCTCCCATAGCGATTGAATATTTTGCATCAGCTTGTGAGTAATAACCAAATGCTACTGAGTTAGTTGCATTAGCTTTTGATTCATAACCAAACGCTACTGAATAACTTCCTTCAGCTTTTGACTTATGACCAAATGCAGTTGAAGTATGTCCTGATGCTACAGAACCATTACCCCAAGCTGTGGCATAGTTATTACCAGCTTCAGTTCCTTGCCCCCACGCTGTAGCATGTACTCCTGACGCTTCTGTGTTTTCACCCCAAGCTGTGGCATATCTACCACTGGCTACAGAACCATTACCCCAAGCTGTAGCAATATCACCACTAGCTATAGTATTTTGTCCCCATGCTGTAGCAAATTGCTTGGTAGCGCTTGTAGCAGAACCCCATGCTGTTGAACCTGCGCCACTAGCTATAGTATTTTGTCCCCATGCTGTTGAATAGCTACCCTGAGCTAAAGAGTTCTGTCCCCATGCTGTTGAAGCCAAACCATAGGCCGTACTGTTTTCACCCCAAGCTGTAGCATACTGGCCATGAGAACCAGTATTTATGGTCTTCTCTTCATTTTTAGTTGTGATTGTTATTTCCTTGTCATGTTTTCCCCACTGTACAGTGCTTTCAGGGAAAAAACCTTCTCCCTGCTGAAAAAAATCATCCTTTACTGCTGTTTTAGACGCCTTAACAGTTTGAACGTCATCTGCTGCATATACTGGTACAGTTTCTGAATATCCAGCTAAAAGTCCAAAAACGATAGCTACTGCTAATTTTTCTTTCACTACAGTATGATTATTTTTCACTTTGTAATATCCTCCCTTTAATATATTACGTGTATATTATGTGAGCATTATGTGTCTTTTCATAAAAAGTTCACATAATAGGTTATTATACGTATTTTTTTTTTTTTTTTTCAATATGAAATTAAATGAAAAACTTTACTATGTTTTGTAAGTAAAAATATAGCAGAAATAAGCGTCTAATGTAGTATGTAACAAAAAATAAGAGTCGCCAATTTTGGCGGCTCTTACGCAGTAATATTTGCTAGTAAAGTTACATTTATCAGGAATATTTTTTGACAGTAGTTGTTTTACTAAATGTGTTTTTGTTGATGAATATAGTTCCTTGAATTGCCTCAGCACGTAAACTAGGTAGTGGTAGGAATAAAGTTTATTTTACTAGATTCATCGTGTATTATTGGAAAACAAGAATTTCCTTATATTTTTCATAGTTAATATTCAACTTCTAATATTCTAAATAAATTACCTTTTCATACCGGACAATTTAAAGTGCCTATACATAGCTTGAATACTAATTGCCGGATTTATATAGAGAGTGAAGAACCTAATCCATTAGCTTTTGTAGGCGCAGGTTGGATTGGAGATTACTATAGGAGAACTCGCCAGTATTGATGACGATAAAGATACTCACGATAGGGTACTTAATGGATTTTATGGCGCATATACGCCCGGAAGACTTAGAGGAAGTGGAGGTCGGAGAAGGAAAACCTTTTAAAGACCTCCCTATAAGTTCGTTGCTTAAAAGTGGTTGTCTTTGCCTTGTTGATAATGAAACTAACGAAGTGTATGCTTTGGGTGGTTGCGAAGATAATATTGTGTGGATGCTTTGTACTACACGAGTAGAGAATAATAAAATAAAGTTTCTCAGATACACTAAAGCACTTCTTAAAGAAGTCCTAAAAGGTGTTCCCTATCTCTATAATGCTGTCTATAAAAAGAATAAGCTTCATGTGAAATGGCTTGAATGGATGGGAGCGAAATTCATAAAAGAGACAGAAACGGAAACACATATAGCCTTTATGTTTGAAGGCAGGAAGGAGAGCGACAATGTGTGATTTTGGAACTGCTTTAGCATCAACACTACAGATAGGCGGTAGTCTTTTTGGTCAACATGAGCAGGCAAAGGCTTATCAGGCTCAATTAGATGCCCAAGCAAAAGCCGCTGTTACAGAAATGAACTTTGCTTTTCAAAACTACGAAGCAGAGCGTACAGATGCTTTTGACCAAACTGTAGCTGACATTATGAAGATACGTCAAAACGCCTTGCAGTTGAATAGTGGTGTCAAAGCGGCTGTAAACGAAAATATGAGCGGCAGAACAGCTAATCTGCTCGTTCGTAATGTTGAAGGTGATACAGCAAGGGCTGTAGGGTCGGCTAAAGATAACTACAGTCGTAAATCAAATGAAATTGATTTAAACAAAGAAGCGACCTTAAGGAGCACAAAAAGTTACATTGATAACCTTAATAAATCAGCTCCTAAGATGCCGTCTGCACTCAGTAATATCCTAGGAGCCGCCGCTACGGTCGTTGGTAATACTACAGGTGCCTTAAATAGAAAGAATGAAGTTCTTTCAAAAGGTCTCGAGTGGGATTGGTGGATAGGTGGCGCAAAAGTAAAAAGATGAAAGGAGATCTAAACTATAGCTAATTTAATCGGTAATGCGATAGGAACTCAGCGACAATTTGCCAAACAACCGGAAGGTGTCTATGGAAAAAGGTTGCAAGGTGTGTCTGTGGGTGCTGGTCTTGGTTTAAGGGACACTTCAGGGGCTATGAATTTAGCAAACTCTTTGGGGTTACTTGGCGGTGCTATTTTAGAAGCCCAAGTTGCTAAAGATGCCCGGAGAGAAAAACTTGGTAATGCTGAAGCTGACCGCATTTTTGCCCTTACTTCAGAAGAAGATAAACAGAAGTTAAGCACTTTGGACATATTAGCAAGGTCAGAAAAGTTTGATCTTGCTGACAATCCATATGCCGCCGCTCGTATTGATGAACTGCGTGGTCAACATTTGAATACATTGTATAAGAATGAATATGACCAAAGCGTAGCTCCTAATCAACCGTTAGCAAAGGACTCACAGGAAAATGCTAAGACCTTTGAGGACTACATGAATAGTCGTCTAAAAGAAGACGGTATTACTTTTACGAATAGTACCGCCTTTAATAAAGGGTTTTTTAGTAGTCGTCCTATTGATTTATTAGAGCAGGATGCCAAGTATCGTAAGCGTCGTCAAAATGACTTAGAAGAAAAACGTAATGCGGCGTTGAGTTCTAAAGCAGACGACATTATAACAAATTCTTATGGTAGGGCAGACGCAGATGTAGCACGTGACTTACAGAAACTTCAAGAAGACGAAATGTTGACAGGTGTTAGCCTTAATGTCCGTCTGAAGCTTTCTGAAGGTATACTGAAATCTTTAGCACTAAATGGTAGTCCTTCACAAATAACTGCTTATGGGGAAACTGTTTTATACTTCGATGACACTACTGGTCAAAAAGTACGTGTCAAAGACTTAAACCCTATGTACAAATTGATTTACTGAAGAATTGTCACAAAATTTTTGGTGAAGGAAAACCTATTCTGCCTGATAAATGGAAAACAATAGACGACGAATTTTGGCGTTTTATTGACGATGATAAAAGAGCGCATTTCGTGTCTATGTTTGATAATGACGAAAAAGCTATAGAGTTTCTGACAAAATACGGAAAACAGGCGGCTAAACGTAATGTTATCAAACAGCGATTAGAAGAAAGGTTAGAAATTGGAGGTTTTAAAGAAGGTTACGCCGATAGTGTTCTTAGGGCTTTAGCGACTAAAGCTAAGTATTATAATCTGCAATCCATTATTGTTGAGCCTAACTTTGGCAATGGTATGTTTGCTCAATTACTAAGACCAGTAGTTTTAGAGATTTATCCCGGTTGTGTTGTAGATGACGCAAAGGCGGCTTCCGCTCAAAAAGAAGCTCGTATTATTGACACATTAGAGCCTGTTATGATGCGACATAAATTGATTGTCGATAAACAGGTAATCGAAGATGATTATAAGGTGTATGAGAAAAACAGTCAGTATTCTTTGTTTTATCAAATGACCCGCCTTTCACGTGATCGTGGAGCATTAGCTCACGATGATAGGATTGACGCAGTAGCTGGTGGCGTTGAATACTTTAGAGATATGGTGTCTATGAGTGAACAGCAGGGTATTGAGCAGTTAAACGACGAACTTCTTGAAAGATGGTTAGACCCTGACTATGGTGTTCTGTATGTGGAAGAAGACCCTAATAAAATCAAAAGTATTCGTAAACAGACAACAGGTAGGGTAATCGACAAATGTAATGTGCTCGACAACTTCTATTATCGGCAACATTGAGGGGTGCATAAGGCTAACTCGTAATGCCGATATCTAAGTGTCACACATAAATACAAAATTCTAAGTGTCACATATAGAGACTAAAGGTGCCAAAAGTTATATAGAGTGAAGGTAAGGTCTCCTTTAAGATAACTTTAAGGAGAAACTTAAAGAATACTTAAAGACTCCTTTAAGGTTCCTCTAAGTCCCTGATAGCTTAGAACTAAAGTTAATTGTTAATAGATAAACCAATAAAGATAAAGACTAATAGTCAAAGGGTAAAGGTTATCTCACCTCCTTGGTAACTTTCCCTCTGACTATTAGTTGATTTATAAAAGGAGTGAAGCATCATCAATAAATTAAAAATTTTATATCTAAAAAATCAGACCTACATCAAACTAAGCTTTGCTCTTATTGTTGTAGCTTTTTCTTATGCCCTACATAAAGGTGACCTTAAGTCCCTCGTAGACATCCTAAAAGTCACCCAAACACTCCTGAATGTCATATTGACAGCCGGAGGTATGGGCTAATGACCAAGAGACAAATCATTATTCTGTCGTTGATTGTCTTAACCGTAGCGGGTATTGCACTCTCGGTCAGACGGTACTACGAGACACCAGTAGTCCCCACAGAGACAACCACGGCTCCCTATGTGGCAACCTCTAAGACCACCTTGGAGGTTACCCCTAAGGAAACTAAAAGTGACCCTGACCTGATTGTCGAAACGAAATATGTCGCTAAAGTAAATGGTCAGATGGTGACTGCCCCTGTAACAACTCATATAGATGAGTCAACAGCTAAGGTAACAACGGAAATCGACGTGACACCTTTAGTAAAACAAATGACACCTAAATGGGAACTTGGAGTAGGTATAGGTTACCATAAAGACGACCTATACGTTCCTGTCTCTATCCAACGTAATTATAAAATGGATAAAGCAGTAGTCTTTGAGGTACACTTAGACCCCTCAGATAATATGAGACCCAACGGTGTCGAAGTTCAACATAAATGGTATTGGTAG